CAAGAATTACAGATTGGTTTGACGGCAGAGCAAGAAATCAATTTTCTGTAACTGGAGGATCAGCTGGTGGAACTTCAGCTACTGGATCATTTACTGTAGCAAGTGGTACGGCAAATCCTGGAGATAATGTTCGTGTTGTCAGAGTCAATAATGTTGATTTGTTTTCAACGCCAGTAGCGCATACTGGAACAAATGCGTCTACTGCAACAAATGTAGCTAATGCAATCAATGCTGCAACTACATCTCCTAATTATACAGCTACTGCAAGTGGATCAGTCGTAACAATAACTTCAGTTACAACTGGCGTTACAATTAATGGATTTGCTGTAACAGTAGAAGTAGATGGTGCAGTTACTGTGTCAAGTATTAACAATATGTCAGGTGGTGTTGATAATGCTGTAACAAATATAACTGTAAATGGCGTATCAATTATTAACGCACAAGTACCTTGGGCATCATCTAATTCTAATACAGCGTCATTAATTGCAGATGCTATTAATGAGGCAAATACAACTCCTGAATATGAAGCCACATCAACTGGTGCATTAGTAAATATTATATCTAAAGAAAGTGGTGCGTCATTTAATAATTTTGCTGTTGTTGTAACTGTTTCAGGAAATGTAACAACTGCATTTACAAATAATATTTCTATTATGGACGGAGGAGCAACAAGTAACGCTGTTAATGGCTACACTCCAGGCGCTTTTATCAAGCCAGTAAAAACAAAAATGTATGCTTTGTCAGATTCATTGTTGCATTATAGTGGGGTTAACGATCCTACAGAATTTAACAATTCAAGCGTTGGTGCTGGGTTTATCAATTTATCTAATAATGCTAGTGGATCAGAGTCATTACAAGCTATGGCAAGTTATTATTCTAACCTTGCAGTATTTGCAAAAGAGGCAATACAAATATGGTTTGTGTCAGCAGATGATGCGCAAAATAGTCAAATACAAGTGTTAAACAATACTGGTACAATATCTCCACAAAGCGTTATTGAGTTTGGCGACAATGATGTTTTTTATTTAAGTGAATCAGGTATCAGAAGTTTGCGAGCAAGAGATAGTTCTAATGCTGCTTTTGTTGGTGATATTGGCAATCCTATTGATGACACTATATTAACTGCTATTGCGTCTGATAGAGATGCAGCTATAAATGCACAAGCTATACTTGATCCAAAGAACGGCAGATACTTGATTGCTATTGGATCAACTGTTTTTGTTTTTAGCTACTTTCCATCAAGCAAGGTTAGTGCGTGGTCAACGTATGAACCTGGATTTGTTATAGATAATTGGGCGTATGATAGCGAACAAGTTTTATGCAGAAGTGGCAATAAATTATTTTCATTAGGTGGTGCAAGTGGTCAGACATACGATAATAGCACAGTAGAAATACAGTTACCATTTTTAGACGCATCAAAGCCAGCTACCAGCAAAGATTTTACTGGGATTGATATGGCTTGCACTAATCAATGGCAAGTTTTTGTAGCAACTGATCCAACCGATATAAATACAAACGAAGAAATAGCAACAATAGACAGAACAACATATGGATTAGGCCGAGCAACATTTACTGGCTATTCCACACATTTAGCACCAAAGCTAATTTGCACTTCTGCTGGAGCAGCAAAGATAGGCAATCTAGCGTTACATTACGATATGAGTGAGCAAGGCTAATGATTTGGGAAGAGGGAACAATAGGCAACATTTATAATGTAGCTATGAATATGAGGCAAAAAGACTATGAAGAAATAGTTGCGTTATCTTTTTGCGAAAATAGAAAAGAATTAGCAGACCAATTAGCTAGAACTTGGTCAAGCCATAAGACAACAATTGTTTGTGGAACAAAAGAACATGGGGCAATAGCTGCTTTTACTTATGTGCCGATGCGTAAAGGTGTGTGGAATTTGGGGTTATTTGCGACCAACAATTTTCAAAAAATTCACTTATCCCTTACAAAGCTAGTTATAAATAGTATAATACCAGTATTAGATAAAGCAAAGGCTCATAGAGTAGAGGCTCAATCTATAGATGGATATGAAACTGTGCATAACTGGTTAAGGTTTTTAGGATTAGACGAAGAAAGCGTACTTAAAAAATACGGAAGAAACGGAGAAGATTTTATTAACTTTGCATGGGTACGAGGCGATAACGAGCATAACGTATCATGGATTAGAAGAGGAGAAGTAGCGTAATGTGTATGGGTGGTGGTGGCGATGGTGGCGCAGCCGAAAGAGCTAGAAAACAAGAAGAAGAAAGACAAGCTAGAATTAGAAAAGGCAACGAAGAAATAAACACAGCCTTTGCTAGATTTGATGATGATTTTTACAATCAGCAAACACAAAACTATCTTGATTATGCAAAGCCACAATTAACAGATCAATTTAATGAAGCTGCAAAAGAATTAACACTTTCTTTAGCTAACGCTGGTTTGCTTAATAGTTCTGTAGGAGCGCAAAAAAGAGCAGCTTTAGACAAAAAGTTAGATTTACAAAAAAAGGCAATAGCTGATAAAGGCAACGAATATTCTTTGCAAGCAAGAAAAGGCGTTGATGCAGCAAGAAGCGATCTACAAAATCAAAATATGAATTTAGCTAATCCAACATTGATAGCGCAAAATGCAGCATTAAGAGCGCAATCAATAAATGAATTACCAGCTTATCAGCCATTACTTGAGTTGTTTGCAGATGCTACAGATGGAATAGCTACACAAGCAGCGTTAGAGCGTAGAGGTATGAATAGATATGATACTGGGTTGTTTAGTCCAAAAAGCAGTCAGAGGGTAATTAGTTAATGTATGTAGGAGATATAAAATCATATGTTATGGCTGATGCAATAAATTTGATGACAATATCAAATTGGCACAAATCATATAAGCCAAATGACGTTAGCCGTTACATATGCACTCCAATAATGAATGACAGAGCAATGTGGTATTTCGATGATGAAGAGGGAACACTACAAGGTTTTTTGACTTGGGCGTTTTTAGATAAAGATGCTGAAGAAGCGTATTTAAATAAATCAAGGCCATTAGAATGGGAAGATTGGAATAGATTAGAGGGCAATCTTTGGATTATTGATATGATTGCTCCATATGGAAATGTTTTGGAAATGGTAAGGCAATCTAAAAAATGGTTTGAAGATACGTTTGGAGAAACACACAGCGTTGCTTACTTCAAGCGTAATAGCAAAAGGATTGGCCATATAAAACGTAAATTTGTTTATCATTAAGGAGTAAAGCATGAATAGTGATAGTGCAGCAAATGAATCTGGTGGAGAGTTCGCAGATACAGACGCTTTGAACAATATGCCTGATTATAATGACACTTCAGGTAACGATAATGATACGCAGCAACCATTGCGTGTTGATCCAAACATTGCCCTTAATGCTGCAAGAAAAGAAAGAGCAGAGGCGTTAGCACAAAAGCAAAAACAATTAACAGATGCTTTTTCAGCATTTGGCGATGATTATTACAATGATTTATCTTCTGCTTACACAGATTTTCAAACTCCATTATTATCTTCAGCATACGAAGATGCTAAACGAGGAGTCTATGATGGATTTAAAGCTAAAGGATTATTAACGCAAGCAGAGGTAGATGCTGGGTTAGGAGATTTACTAACGCAAAAAACTATTGATACTGCAAACATTAATACTGGTGCGTCAGGATATGTGCAAGCAAAGAAAGATGAAATATCTAAGAAGCAACAATCCTTGGGAGATGCTTTATCATCTATGGCTGGTGGGGCAACTACATTAGATGAAATAAACAAGCAGACAGAAAACATAAAAGCGTTTGATTTTAGCAAAGATGTAGAAAAATTAAAGCCAGCTGCTGCAAAAACAGCATTAACGTTTTTTGACGGATTTACAAAAATCCCGTTAAGCCAAGCACCAGTAGAAAATGTTGCACCAGTTTCAACGTCAGGGGCAGCGCAAACTGGAAGTATAACTCCAGCATATTCATATAGTGGTATTAACGATCCGTTTAGAGGATCAAGATCAAGGGTGGTGTCATAATGTGTAATCCAACTTTAGCTTTAGCCATAGGAGCGCAAGTAGCTGGTACAGTAATTCAAAACCAAGCATCTAAAAGAGCGCAACGAGCAAGAAACGAGGCAATTGCAAATAACAATGCAACTAGAATGGGGTTAGAAGATGAAGCTAGGCTTGCAATTGACACTAGCAAAAATATGTTTGGTCAGGATCAATTTGATGCTGGCAATCAAGCATCGCAAGATAAATTTGCTAAGTTATATAATGATACAATTAATATTCCTAATTACTCCATACCAAATGTAGGTTCTGCACCGAGAGTAGTGCAAGATACTATAAATAATGAAATGGCAAAAGCAGCTGCTTTTAACAAACAACAAGGAGAGGCAAAGGCAAAACTTGCATCACTTGGAGATTATTTAGCTACACAAGTTAATCCACAATTTAGCAAATCATCTGAAACTGGTCAGATGATTGGTAACTTTATACAAGGCCAAGGCAATGTTCTTGATATGGAATTAAAAGCAGCAGAGAAAAAAGCAATTAGTCCTTTAGCACAAATTTTATCTGGTACTGGTAATGCTGCTATGGGTGCTGGATTAACAAAGGTGTGAGGGTAGAATATGTCAACAAAATACAATCAACTATATAATAATCCAGCATTAACTAGAGCATTTAGTAATATTGCAAATACGTTGATTGGTAGTGCTAGTGATGACGCAGCTACTGCAAGAGCAAATTATCTAAGAAGCCAAACTGAAGGCCAAAATCTAAAAAACAAAAATATGGTTGATTTTAGAAAATCTATAGAACCAACCACAAATGTTTTATCTAATAATATTTTGAGGAGTTTTACTGGACAGCCTAACGCACAATTTAATCAATCAGGTGTTCCAATTGTAGATAGTGGTAATATGAGTATGCCAGTATCAGGCAATATAAATGTTATGCCACCAGCTGATATGACTAAAGAAAATTATTCAAACGTTGCAAGAGCAATGCTTGGAGATTTAACATATAATCCTCAACAATTTGCTGGT